ATCTCTCAAAACAAACTGAATTGCATGAAAAAATCAGAAATGATGAGGACTATGATGACTGGGAATATGGAACTGAACCCACATATGGGAAAATCACGATGTAAAAATCACTATAAATACTTATAGTATTATAATATTTTAATGCCGATTCAAAGAGTCGATAAGAAATTTGTCGATGTTAGTTTCTCTTTTAAAAAACATCCTTTCACGAATGATATTCTCACTCTTCGTGACGAGAATGCTATTAAAAGATCAATTTTGAATCTAGTTTTTACAAATCAGGGTGAAAGATTTTTTAATCCCCTAATTGGAAGTAACATTAGAGACTATCTTTTTGGACTCGGAACAGATGAAACAATTATTGGACTCGAAGATACAATAAAACAAGTTTTGAAAAACTATGAACCAAGAATTGATGTTAAAAAAGTAGAGTCCGTATTTAGTGAAGAAAATAATTCTTGCGATGTGACAATTACATATAATATTCTTGGATCAGAAGTTGTTCCTCAAAATTTAAAGTTCATCCTCAAAGAGAATAAATCATAATGGCATTTACTCAGTACACAAATTTAGACTTCGATCAAATCAAACTGAGTATAAGAAATTATCTCAGAGCAAATAAAAGATTTACTGACTTCGACTTTGAAGGTTCAAATCTCTCTGTTCTGATTGATATTTTAGCATATAACACTTATATTAACTCATACAATGCCAACATGGCAGCGAATGAGTCTTTTCTTGAGACTGCAACATTAAGAGAAAACGTGGTATCTCTTGCAAGAAATATTGGATATATTCCAAGATCGAGAAGATCTGCAATTGCAACTGTTGACTTTGCTGTGAATCTAAGAGCAAATACTGATGCAGTTTCATTAACAGTTAAAGCAGGTTTAATTGCAACTGGTTCCGCCGAAAATAGTGCTGTTACTTTTTGCATTCCAGAAGATATTACTGCTCCAGTTAATGATGGAATTGCGTTCTTCGACAATGTTGAAATTTATGAGGGATCTTTTGTAAAGACTAACTTTATTGTAAATAATGATCAATCAAATCAAAAATTCATTTTACCTAACCCATACGTTGATACTGATACTTTAAGAGTTAAAGTGTATTTGAATAATCAAACTTCATCATATAGAGAATACAATAAAATAGATAATATTTTTAAAGCGACAAGTTCAAGTGAAATTTATTATCTTTATGAAGTTTCTGATGAAAAATATGAACTTGTTTTTGGTGATGGAACATTTGGTAGAAAGTTAAGTAATCAAAATAAGATTGAATGCACTTATATTGTCAGTGGTGCAACAAAAGGAAATGGAGTTCAGAAATTTACTTTTGCTGGAATTTTAGAAGATAATGAAGGTTCAAGAATTACTTCAGTAATTCCGGCAATTGTAACCGTTAACAAAGCTGAAAATGGTGACTTTATTGAAGACATTGAATCAATTAAAAAGTTTGCACCTAAAGTTTATTCATCTCAGTATAGAGCGGTAACAACACAAGATTATGAAGCTGTAGTATCAGAAATTTTCCCAAATACCGAATCAGTTATTGCAATTGGTGGAGAAGAGTTAACTCCCCCCCAGTATGGAAAAGTTTTAATTGCAGTTAAACCAAGAAGAGGATTTTTCTTATCAAACTTTACTAAAAAAGATCTTCAACAAAAACTTAAAACGTACTCTGTTGCAGGAATTGTTCCAGAGTTTATTGATCTCAAATTCTTGTTTGTGGAAGTATTCTCAAGTGTTTACTACAACCAAACTGTTACTTCAAATCAAAAACAAATTGAAGATAGGGTTGTAAAATCAATCACAAGATATGCAAAAACTTCCGATTTAAACAAATTTGGAGGTAGAGTTAAATATAGTAAACTTGTTAATGTTATTGATACTTCTGATAAATCAATAACTTCAAATATCACAAAACTTGTAATCTTTAGACAATTACAAACTCAAATTGGATTGGAAGCAAACTATGAGTTATGTTATGGAAATCAATTCCATGTTTATAAAGCTTCATACAATATAAAGTCTACAAAGTTTAAAATCCCTGGAGAGAGTTCATTTGTATATTTTGCAGATTTAAAAATAAATTCAACTAGAGGATCTCTTTTTATTTTTAAATTAGTAAAAAATCGTCCAGTCATTGTTTCGAGAAATGTTGGAAAAGTTAACTATACAACTGGAGAGATTTTAATAGATACAATTATTATCTCATCAACACAAAAACCAAATAACATCATTGAAATCGAAGCAATTCCAGAGTCCAATGATGTCATTGGACTATCAGATCTCTATGTCAGATTTGTGCTTAAGAGAAACAATATAGATATTATACCAGACTTAATAGATTCTGGAGCAAACACGTCAGGTACTAGATTTATTTCTAGTTCCAGCTATATCGATTCCAAAGAAACTCAATATATTAGAAAATAATAATGTCAGATAGATTTCCACAATCCATCAAGATTAGTCAAATTATTGAAAGTCAGATTCCAGAATATTTTTTAGAATCTGATCAAGGTTTAGTCGATTTTCTAAAACAGTATTATATTTCTCAAGAGTATCAAGGTGGCCCTATCAATATTCTTGAAAATATTGATGTGTATAACAGGCCTAATACTTTTACAAATGTAAATCTGATAGAGAACACAACTCTCTCTTCTAATATAACCGCTTTCAGTCAAACTATTGAAGTAGATTCAACTTTTGGCTGGCCAAAATCTTATGGATTGTTGAAAATTGATGATGAGATTATTACTTATACTGGAATCACATCAACATCCTTTACTGGATGCATTAGAGGATTTTGTGGCGTAGAAAGTTTAAATGAATATGGAGATCCAGACAGTTTTGTTTTCCTAGATACTGTTGCAAAAAAACATACCTCTGGATCTGAAGTTTTAAATCTAAGTAATCTTTTTCTTAGAAAGTTTTATGAATCTCTAAAGTACCAATATGCTCCAGGATTTGAAAATGTTGGTGTCAGTACTGAATTAGATACTCAAAATCTTTTCCAATACGCTAAGGATTTCTACCGTACAAAAGGAACTGAGAGATCATTCAAAATCTTATTTGACATACTATTTGGCGTAGAGGTTTCTTTTACAAAACCAGCTGATTTTCTATTTACTCCCTCAGATGGACAATGGGTTGAAAATCAATTTTTAATCGTTGAAGATTTGACGGGGGATATTCGTAAAATTCAAAAAGGTACAGAGTTTACTCAATTACCAAACTCTAATACTGATGGAGCTACTGCTGTTCTTTATTACTCTACAGATATTCCTGAAAGAGATAATAAATTTTTCAGTAAGATTGGATTTGATCGAGAAACAGTTCGTGGCGTCTTTTTTAATACTTCATATTCCAAGATTTTAGAACCTGTTAATGTAGGAGAAACAATTATTAGTTTAGATTCTACTGTTGGATTTCCAGAAACAGGATCTATTGCAATTAAAACTAATACTGGACTTCAGTATATTACATATACTTCAAAAACTTTAACTCAACTCATTGGATGCGTTGGACTTGGATCGACAACTACTATTGGACAGTCCATTGCAAAAGGAACAACAGTTTATGAAGATAATCTTTTAACTGGAGAAATTGATGGAAAACAAAATTATTTCGCTATAACAAATGTTTTATCTTCATTCAAAAATAATAAAACCAGATACTTATATCCTGGAGATAAAGTAAATATTAAATCATTTGGATATGAAAATAATTCTGATCCAATTTTTACATCCTGGATATACAATATAAAAAATACTTACAGGGTTAATGGTTATAAAATTCTTTCTTCAAGTCTAGTTGAGTTTGAACTTGATAATACAAAAAATTTAAAACTTAATGATAAAGTAGAAATTTATGTTAATAAAACTGTAATTGATACTGGTAGTGTTACTCTGGTTGGATCTAAAGTAAATATTACAGTTAACTCATCTTTAATTTCTGGATCCAATTCTAAAAACTTAAAATTAATTCGAATTCTATCAAAACCATCCAGTTTCATATATGATGGAGTAAATCAATATGTTTCTGGTGTTCAAAATACATATACAGATGAAAGTAGTGCCTTTGTTTCATCTTCAAGTTTGCCAAATAATGAGATAGACATTAAATCTGGACAAAAAACTTTTTCAAAATCTAATGTAAGCAATACAACTCATTATGTTACTATATCATCTCATAATTTTTATAGTGGGCAATTAGTTTACTATAAAAAAGCATCTTCTGGAACTTCTATTCTTCCTTTTGATGAAGGTAGAGTTTATATTAAGAGAATAGATTCTGACAGGATTGCTTTTGCATATAACTTAGTAAATGTTGATGAAGGAAAAATTATTGAAATTGTTTCTGATGCAATAACTGCTCAAACTCATGAAATTTATCCAGAACCAACTTATGGCAAAAAATTAACATCTCAAAATTTACTAAAATCTTTTCCATTAGTTCCAAAGAGAAAAAATAACACCGCAGAAATTACTGATGTAAACACTAGTGTAGGATTGTTTGTAAATGGTGTTGAAATCATTCATGCTAGATCAAATAATTTTATTTCTTATGGAAAAGTAGAAAGTATTGAAGTCAAAAAAAGTTTAGACAATTTTGATGTTATTAATTCTCCAAAACTTTTAATAACCGACAACGTTGGATCTGGCGCTGAAGGGATAGTCCAACTATCTGGATCTATTAGTGAAGTTATTATTGAAAATGAAGGATTTAGATTTTTGGGTGAACCAGTTTCAGATATTATTGGCGGAAATGGATCTGGTGCAGTTTTGGAGACAAATGTAATTATTGATAATTCAGATTATGTGAAAACATTCAATAATGCAGGAATTAATACTGACTCTGATATAATTACGTTTTCAACAAAACACGACTTTATAAATGGAGATTCTGTAATCTATGATGAATTGGATCAAACGCCACCAGAAGTCATTAGAGTCGGTTTAGGCAGCACTGGAGAAACTATAACCACAGAATCAAACTTAAGTGATACTGAGATTTATTATGTTGGTGTTGTAAGTGAAAGATCAATTAAACTTTTCTATACTCAAAATGATGCCTTTGTTGGGCTCAATACTGTAGATTTTGTAAGTATTGGTGGAACTGGAAATCAATCTTTACGACTAAATGAAGTTATTACAAAAATTTCTAGTATTAATGTTGTTGACGGTGGTTCAAATTATCAAAATAGAAAAATTCATGTTTTATCTCAAACATACCCTCCACAAGATTATCTAGAAACAAATAATGTATTTTCCGGCATTAGTGTAGAAAATGATTATATTTTTGCAAAAAATCATGGATTTTCAACTGGGGACTTAGTTGAATATTCAATTCTTGGAACAGGAACTTCCATCTCTGGACTATCAACTTCATCTTCATACTATATTGTTAAAATTGATAAAAATAAATTTCATTTGACTAATGTTTCTATATCAACAAGTTTAGTAGTTAATTTAGATATAACTGGAATCTCTACAATTGTTACAAATGAAGTAACCACCAAATTTCTAGATCAGAATAAAATTATTAAATTTGATAGTGTTGGTGTTGGTACTCATGTATTTAAATATCCAGATATTAGAGTAAGAACTCAAGGGTTTACCTCTATTGGATATACTTCAGTGTATCAAAAAGCAATATGCTTAGGTAAAATTGATAACGTATATCTAACAAAGGGTGGATCTTCATATGGATCTGAAGATACTTTAAATTATGAAAGAGATCCTAAAGTAACTGTTACCACTGGAAGTGGTGGAGTAATTAAACCAATTGTTTCTGAAGAGGGAAAAATAGTAGACATTATTATCCAAAATAAAGGGCGTAATTATGTCACCCTTCCAAATTTAATTGTAGAGGGTTCTGGAGTTGATGCTCAGCTAACTGCAAATATCGTTGATGAAAAAATAAGTAGTGTCAATATTATTAATGCTGGAACTGGATATAGTTCCTACAATACTACAGTAAGAGTAGTAAGCGTTGGATCCTCGATTGGAGTATCTTTGAAACCAAATATTCAAAAATGGTTTGTAGATAATTTTGAATTTCATAAGTCAAATTATACCAATAACAATGAAGGAGCTATAATCCCAACAGGGAATGATAATTATGGGAATAGATATATTAATTTTACTTTAAATAGAGATCTCAGATATAAACTTGGAGATAATATAACAAATAATTTTGAAGAGAATCTCACTAATCACTCACCAATAGTTGGTTGGGCTTATGATGGTAATCCAATATATGGCCCATATGGTTATACATCTTCAACTGACATTACATCAGTCAAAAGACTTGAATCTGGATATAAGAAAATTACAAAATCAAATAGGCCTTCTACTGTGACATATCCTTTAGGTTTCTTCTATGATGATTATATTTTCACCAATACAGGAGATTTGGATGAAAATAATGGAAGATTCTGTGTAACTCCAGAATTTCCAAATGGGTCATATGCATATTTTTCAACATTATCAGATACATTTGGATTTGGATCTTTTAATAATAATAAACTTCCAGAATTTCCTTATGTTGTTGGAAAATCTTTTAATAATTCAATTGATTTAAATAATCTTAGAAATTTTTATTCTGAGTCTGATTTAGATTCTCCGAATACCAATTTATCTAAAAATGTCTCTCCATATAATCTCAATTCATATGAATTTTTAGATTTGAATTTTATACCTAAAGATAATATTTTTGAAATTAAGAGTATTTTCAAAAAAAATAATATTATTGATGATATTAAAATTGTTAATCCAGGATCAAATTATAAGGTTGGAGATACTTTAGTATTTGATAATTTTAAAACTGGTGGAGATGGTGCTCAAGCTTTTGTCAACTCTATTGTTGGTAAGGGTGTAACTTCCGTCAATATTACCACAAAAACATTTAAAAATGTCAAATTGGAGTATAATCCACCTATCATAACTGGATTCACTACGATTCCACATGATTTTGAGAATGGTGATATCATAAGTATTCAAAATGTTAGATCTGATGACTCCGAACCCGAAAATGATACCACAGACTCTAAGTTCTTCAAAAATATTTTAGGAATAAGAACTTTATCTATTTCTACAGCAACTTCAGGACTTTCTACGGACATACCAAGTTATTCAACCACTGACGCTGCAGGATTTACAACTTTCATTGGATTAAATGAGAAAGTTGATTTAGTGGAAAAATTCCAGATTGATGGTATTGTCGGTATAAAATCCGAGTATATGAAAATTTTGAATATCGATGATTTAAATAATCGACTGAGAGTTTTAAGAGGATATAATCCAGAAAATCCAAATAATCCATCTTTGTCAGGAATAGCTTATACAACGGGAGACATACTAGAAGTAAAAACGAATAAGTTTAAATTTACAGTTCCTCTCCTTAGAGGTACAAAAGCTCCACTATTAACGAAATCTTTCTACTTCGATCCCACAACTTCAGTTGGATTGGGCACTACTGGATCATATTTAAGTTATGAATTTGGTAGCACATTAAATCAATCAATCAGATTTGTAGATACTCAAAGAATATATGTTAAGGATCATGGGTTAAAAACTGGAGATAAGTTATTATATTCTCCTGGAGTTGGAATAGCTTTATCATTCTCAACAAATTCCAATTTAACAAATTCTGTATCTTTGGGAAGCACAGTTTTTGCTGTTTTCAAAGGTAAAGATTTTATTGGATTATCAACTAATAGAGTTGGGTTGGGAGGAACAACAAATACTGGAGTTTACTTTACTGGAATTGGATCAGGAACTTCACATGTATTAACTACAGACTTTGGCGAAACACTTCTTTGTGATCTCATTAGACAATACGCTACTGTTTCTGTGGGAGAAACACATGGGCTTTCTAAAGGAGATTCTGTTACATTATCTGTAATTCCAAATGAAATAATAACTCAAAAACTAGTATATAATGAAACAATTGGCAAATTGTGTGTTGGAGTTGCAACAGTTTTATCTTCCGAAATTGGAATTGGAACAACATCATCATCGTTTGCAATTTCAAATCATGGATTATATAATGGTGATAGAATTTTCTACCAATCTTCAGATCCTGCTTTACCACTAAAAAATAACGAACAATATTATGTTATTAAAGTAGATGATAACATCATCAGATTATCGGAAAATGAATATGATGTAAAATATGATTATTCATATGTAGAATTAACTTCTGCTGGATCAGGAATTCATACTTTATCTCCTATTAATCCACAAATAAAAATTGTTAAAGGAAATACTTTAAGACTTAATCTGTCAGACACTTCATTAAAAAACTTTGATTTAGTATTATTCTACGATAATCAATTCTTGAATCAATTTGTTGGAACTGGAACTTATTTTTCTTCAAGTTCGTTTGAAAGTAGTTTATCTGGAACTCCAGGTTTTAGTGACTCATATTTTGAGATATACACAAAATATAGAGTTCCAAAAAATTTATTTTATAGTTTAAAACTTAAAAATATTGATTCTCCCACAAATTCCACAAAATTAAAATTTAATATTGACAATTCGGTTTCAAATTATTCAAAAATAAGAGTTGTTAATAGTAAGTTCAACGTTAGTGGAACTGCTTTTGATATTTTTGATGATAAAAATTTCTATTTGCAATTATATCCAACAGATATTAAAGAACCAACTGGATATGGTATAACTAATACCAATAGTATGAGTTATACTACAACTTCTACTACTGCTAGTGGTAACATCAATTCAATAAAAATAGAGTTTGGTGGATTTGGATATGAATCAATTCCTTCAATTGAAGACGTTGTAAGTGATCAAGGAATTGGGGCTCAGTTACTAACTTCATCCAATAATATAGGAAGATCTAATAGACACATAGTTTTTAGATCAACCTATTCAATTCCTTCAGATTTTACAATTAATCCAAAGTTAGAGTTTCCAATTAGTCTAAAAATAGAAGATAATTATACAATTAAAGGAGTATCTGTAAACAAAAAATATAGAGGAAAAAATTACTTAGAACCTCCAACTATTATTGCATTGGACAATGCTAATCAAATCATCAACAATTTAATTTTTGAAGCAACTGTTGACTCTGGACATATATCAAATGTTTCAATTATTCAAAATGCTACAGGGTTGAAAAATGACATTAAACTTGTATCTACAAACAATTCAAATGGGTATGACATTGATACCGTATCTTTCAATACTTCTACCAAAATTGTAACTTTAACTTTAAATACTAATTTACCAACTAATAAATTTGTATTTAATACTGGACAAAAAATATTTGTTGAAGGACTTACTTCATATTCTGGAATATTAACTACTAGTGGATACAACTCTTCAGATCATAGTTATGAACTATTTGAGATAGTCGGAGTAAATACATCATCAAGAACAATTTCATATCAAATAGATAGTGATTCTCCAGGTAACATTGATGAGGAAAATTCTTCTGGATATGTAATTCTGGAATCGGATTTGGTAATCCTAACTCCTAGATTTGTAAGAGGTAATTTTAAAAATGATGAAAATGTTATAGTCACAAAACCTGATAATTCTCAAACAATTTTTAGAGTTGCATCGGTTAATGGATGGGATGGAAAAACGTTAAAACTTTTCTACAAAAATAAAAATACTCAGACAACTATTGATATAAATGATAAGGTAGAAGGTGTTATTTCCAAACAAAAGGGAACTGTCAATGATGTAAATATATCAACAGCTGATGCTGTCGTATCGCCATTTTATAATGCTCCAATTGGATGGGAAAAAGAAAATGGAAAGTTAAATGTATCCAACCAAAAGATACAAGATAGTGACTATTATCAAAAACTTTCTTATGATATTAAATCAACTTTAAGCCCAAGTCTTTGGAAAGAAACTGTCGATTCTTTAAATCATGTTGCAGGGCAAAAATCTTTTGCTAGCTCCATAATCATATCGGAACCATCGTAAAAAATGTCAAAACTAAATCTTATTCCAACAGTACCTTTAGATTCTAACGGAGAAGCCTTAGCTCCTAGATCTAGAAGGGAATATACAGAAGAAATTAGTTTTTATACTAAACCAAATTTTGCCTATGTAAATGAAAAAGTAATTAACTTAGGTAATGAAACTAAAACTAGTGTTGAAATTAATTTCTTTGGTAAAAATTTGACAAACTATGTTGAATTTAATACTAACTTAGTTTTAAACGTTGATGACATTTCCGATCAATTTGTTGGTGTTACAAGTGAATTTTATGGAGATTCTATAATAGGTGTTTCTACTTTTTCTTTAAAAAATTTAAATAAATCATTATTTAAATGTCAGGTAAACGTTAGTGATATTGAGTCTGAAACCTCAGAAGATTTGGAGATATTAAAAGTTAATCATGACTTTGCGACTGCAGAAGAATTATTATATGAATATGATTCCACTCCAATTAACATAGTTTCAACAAACATAGTTGGAGTTGGAACAACAACTATTTTACCTTCAAAGGTATATGCAATTAGAGAATCTTCAAGTCGTTTTAAAATTTCTGGATCTGAGGAGAATGCTCTTTCTGGTATAGCTTTAACTTTTTCTTCAGTTGGAGCAGGAACCACGCATTATCTTTATACAACAAACGCAAATACTAGATCAATAATAGTCATCGATGGAATAATTCAATCTCCACTATACAGAAAAACAGACACTGTTGGACTTGGAACTACTTCTATTGGTATATCTACTACAATAATTGATATTACAGGAATATCTTCAGTTACAACTTCAGATTTTATTTTGTTGGGTGATGAATATTTACAGATAACAGGAGTATCTACATCAACTTCAACTGTTACTGTAAATAGAGGTTCTATGGGGACAGTTGCAGCTGCTCACACTAACGGAGACTCAATTAAACTTTATACTGGCAATTATAATATCAAAAAAGATAATATTTATTTCAGTTCCCCACCATTTGAAGGATCATCTTTCCAGGGTAGAGTTTTCTATAAAAAATTATATGATACTAATATTGTATTTGATGATGTATCAAACAATTTTACTGGCGTAGGCAAAACTTTCACGGTTAAAAATGAATTTACAAATATTGGAATCACAACTTCAAATACCACTGGTATTCCATATGGTGTTTTGTTGATAAACAACATTTTCCAAAAACCTGGAGTTGATTATGATTTAATTAGCAACTCAGGAGTTACAACTGTAACTTTTACAGGAAGCACAAAAGAAGATTTGCCAAAATCTGGTAAAATTTTATCTTATGACTTTTATAGTGGATCTGGATATCAACCTTTAGTTTCTGCAGCAGCTACAGTATCTGTGAGTGCTGCTGGAACGATAACAAATGTATACCTGACTGGCAATGGTTCTGGATACTTAACCACTCCAAAAGTTAGTATCTATTCAACCATTGGATCTGGTGCAACAATTACAGCTCTAGTTGGAACTGGATCTTCAGTTGGATTTATTACTGGATTTACAATTACAAATGCTGGAATTGGATACACATCTACAAGTCTACCAGTGATTATAGTTGATGAACCTTATGGATATAAAAATTTATCATTGATTTATAAGTCAGGATCTGGCATTGGAACTCAAGCTACTGTGGATTTAGTAGTCGGAACTGGTGGATCAATAACATCTGTCAATGTTAGAAATACTGGAATAGGATACTCTTTTGGAGATGTTTTAACTGTAAGTGGTATTGGTACAGTATCTGGATACTCACCATTTACACTAACAGTAAAAGACACCCAAAAAGATAAGTTTTCTTTTTGGACATTTGGAAAACTTTTAAGATTAAAAATTACTGAGTCTCCAAATGGATCTTTAAAAACTTTTCAATTACTTAACTTTGAAAACGATTTGACAATTAATTTTGAAAATAACTCTTTTGATGCAAGATTTAATATTGAGGCAAACTTACTAGTTTTTATTGATGATGTTCTACAACCAAAAGACAAATATAATTTGAATGGAAATAATTTGATTTTAAATGATCCTCCAGCTAATGGCAGTTCCATATCAGCTTTCATTTATGTTGCGTCTGATGACGATTCTGCAGAAACTCTTGTAGATGAAACAATTAAAATTGGCGACTCTGTAGAAATTGAAAATCAAGAAAAAAGAATCATAACAAAAATACCGACTAGAACTTCTGCAAGAACTTCAAATTACATTGGAATAGGGATTGATGATAATTTAGATAACTTAAGGCTTTTGGATTGGACTAAACAAACCAGAGACTTGCAAATAAGGGGGGTTAATTTTTACAAGACAAGAAACTCATATTCGCCACAGATTAGGCCTGGATCCAGACTAATAGCTGGAATAGGATCTACAACACAATCAATTTATGTCGAAAATAGTTATCTCTTTGATTATGATGGGATTAGTGAACGAGAAACTAGTGTTGAAGTCATAGAAGATTCTACAGTATCAAAAGCTGAAGCACAAGCTATTGTTTCTGTAGCTGGAACAGTTTCTTCAATATCTGTAACTAACGGAGGATCTGGATATTCTCAAACAAATCCACCTGGGGTTGTTATTACAACAAAACAAATTTTAAAGAGTGCAATTGGTAAAAACTGGACATTGATCGATGAAGATTCTTCAATTCTCTATAATTCAAGTTTTTCTAATGAAACTACAACTGTATCAGTGGGAAGTTCTTTATCAGTAAGATATTCATATAATTTATCTGGATTCTACTTCACAACTATTGGAACTGGAACTACAGTATTAAATTCAGTATCATTTGGTGATGGTGTTTGGGTTGCAGTGGGAAATAGTGGATTTATATCAACTTCCACAAGTTTAACTTCTTGGAATAGTGTTGGAATATCGAGTATTGTTCAAGATTCTTTACCAGAAGAAATAACTTCGATATCATTTACAGGCAACTTTAATGATATTGCATATTCAGAGTCTGAAGGTAGATTTGCAATTGTTTCCGATCAAGGAAAAATATTTTCCTATGATGTCACAAATGAGGAGTTAACCTCTAGATATGGAGACAATGCAATTCTTAGAAGTTCTGGAACTTCTCAAAATCTTAATTCTGTAATTTTTGATCAAGTTTATGATATCGGAGAAAATCAAATAAAACCCCAGTATGTAGCTGTAGGAAATTCAGCAACTATTTTAGTATCAGCTTCTTCTATTAATAATGAACTAGTTGGAACCCCTGGAGTGGTATGGCAAGTCAAAATGTCTGATGCAGTTTCAACTACAGGATTATCAAGTGAAAAACTTAATGATATAGCTTATACTGGCATAAACACTCTTCCATTCATTGTTGTTGGAAATAATGGATTGGTAGTCAAGTTTCCAAATAATAGATTTGATCCAGGTAATTTTACCATAGTTTCTTCTTTTACAACTGATAATTTGAATTCAGTGATTTATGATCCTGAAAGTGAAAGAGTAATAGTAGTAGGTGCTTCTGGAACAGCCTATGGATCATATAGATCAACTTCTTTTAACACTTGGGAAAAGATTAGTATTGGATCTACCAACTTCAATGATATTGTTTACTCCGAATCTAATAGAAAATATCTGGTTGTTGGTGATGGTAAGTCATATACAAGTTCATATGAAAAAGTTGGCGCTGCAGCAACAGCAGTTGTTTCAACTGCTGGAACTGTAACTTCCATTGTCATTTCTGAAGGAGGTTTATTCTATGATACTTCATCTACAAATAAACCATCAGTTATTATAGCTTCACCACCATTAACTAGAGAAAGATTTAATTCATGTAAAATTAAAGGAGATTATGGAGTTGTTGTGGGGGTTTCAACTGTTTCTGGTATATCAACATCAACTCCAGCTGTTAAATTTGAAATAAAAGTAGATCCAGTTTTATCTTTGGTGGAGTCCGAAATAGAAACAGGAGACTATTTTGCAACATATCAAACAAATATTGGTTCTGGAATTATAGCAATAACTTCAAATGGATCTGTTGTAGGTGTAGCTACAACCTTCATTGATTGTGTTTACAGAGCAGATCAAGTCACAAAAAGTGCAACTGGAATTGTCACTGTAATTAGTAATGTTTCCTCAGTGAGTGGAATTTTGACAATTCCATCAAGATATGAATATGGAATTTATTCTTGGGGCAAGATATATGATTTTGATGCAAGAGAATCTCCATCTTCTTTTGCAGCAAAAGTTTCAAATGGATCTGCTGGATTATCAACATCAGCAAAAGTTGTACGAGTAACATCTATTGGATCCACAACGTTACCAAGAAATGCTTGATTTTATACTTATAAATAACTAAAAAAACGTAAAAATGTCAGCGATTATTACTGATCAGTTTAGAATATTTAATGCATCAACATTTTTAACAAATTTTGTTGGAGTTGGCGAGACAAACATATTATATACTTTTATTGGATTGTCAAACTCAACTAATCCTGAAAGTGGAGGATTGTCTAATTGGGATGCAAATACTCCTACCCCTATTGATAATTTTGAAGAGGAGAATACATATAGGCCTACAATAGTTTCATTAAAAAGAATTAATGAGTCTGATAGTATAAGAGTTATAAAAAAAGTAAAGTGGGAAGCTGGACGTACATATGAAATGTACAAACCAGATTATGATATCAATAATCCAAGTCCTGTTACTGACTCAACAAGTTTGTATGATGCTCACTATGTTGTGGTAAATTCAAATTATAGGGTTTACTTATGTCTCAATAATGGGGAAAATCCAAGTAATCCAAATGGACAACCATCAGTTGACGAACCAGATTTCGTTGACATTGAACCTAGGGCTGCGGGATCAAGTGGAGATGGATATATTTGGAAATATCTTTATACTTTAACTCCACAACAAATAATTAGGTTTGATTCAATCAATTATATACCAGTACCCTCAAATTGGGGTGAAGAGGGAGAATCAAAAGATATCAAAGATAATGCTGTTGATGGAGAAATTAAAATTGTAAATATAAAGTCGTCAGGAGTTGGATATTCTCCTAATACTACTTGGACAAACGTACCGATTTTAGGAGATGGTGAAGGAGCAACTGCAACAATACTTGTTGGAGCAGATGGAAAGATTTCTAATGTAGAAGTAACTAACGGTGGAGTAGATTATACTAAAGGAACTCTAAATTTTTATCCAGCCGGCCCTGGAACTCAAGTTGGAGGGCCTTTAGAAGGACTAACAAATACTGGGGTTGGTGCTACTGCTAT